CTCGCGGTACAGGTCGGCGATGAGCTCATTGACCTGGCGCAGGTAGCCATCGGCGACCTGGGGAGCGAGCTCATCGCGGGCCCGGACCAGAAACGGATTAGGGTCGATATTTCGGGCGGGCCACCCCCAATGAATGGGACCGGCGTAGGGCACCCCGCGACTGCCGGCCCGCAGGCCGAGGGCCCGTTTCGAGGCCGAGGCTCGGATACTGCCGGCGAGCTCGCCCTCGCGCATCGGGGCCTCGGTGCGGGCGAGGGCGACCAGAGGCGCGGCGAGGCGCTGATGCACCTGCTTGAGGTCATCGGTATGGCCCGCCATATTGGCGAGGGCGCGCTGCAATTCGCGAGCCCCGGTGACCTCGATTTGTGGCCCTTTACCCTGGGCTGCCATGCGGCCCCCCTACGGGGTGGTATCGAGGACTGGCACGCCCTTGACCGGGAACACCATTTCGGAGGTGGCAAAGGTCGATACCTCGCCCCCGACCGAGGGGCGGGGAATGGTGACGGTCGCCTGCCATTCGGGGTTATCGGTGCTGATGGCCCCCGCCGCGGCATCGGGCCTAAATTTGACCTGGGCCTCTTTCCCGGCGTTTTCCCAACAGAACCGAGTAAACCCATCCGCCGACCAATCCTGTACCGCGGTGATATTTAGGGCGAATGACTCGCGGCCCAGGGCGCTAAATGACCCATCGGGGCAGAGGGTTTGATAGTCGATGACCTCCTGCTCAGGCACCAGCTCGACCGCGCTGACATGGCATTCATAGTCAAAAAAGGTAGCGGGTACATCGGGGTCCTGAATGCTGAAAAGGATCGAATTCAGGACCAGAGGATCGGCGGCGATGGCGACCATTTTGAGGCGATCCTTTCTAGCTGAGAATCAGGCTGCGGGTGATCGTAGCATCGGCGGCGAGATATTCGGTGCCGGCGATGGTGAGGCCGAACGGCTGCCCTATCGCAGTCACTAGCCAATGCTGGGGGATGAGGGCCGGCAGGGCCGCCTCGATGAGGTCCTCGAGGGCGGTGAGCGAGGCCCCGGCGGCGACCCGCCCGGTGATAAAGGTGACCGTGAGCTGCACCCGCCCATGCAATTGGGCCCCGAGCTGAGTGTTGGCGATGACCCATTCGGGGCCCGGCGACACGATCGCGGCGGGGGGGCTCACCTGGCCCTTGCTCGCCGACTCGCGCACGGATATGCCCTCATCCTCGAGCAGGCCGGCGAGCTCGGTTCGGGCGGTGCCCAGGGCGCTCATTACCCGATCATTTGGCGCAGGTCGCGGTAGCGATCGAGGATCGGGGCGACCCCGGCGAGCCAGTCGCGGGTGACCCGCAGGGGCATGCCGGTCAGGTCGAGGGCCGAGCTGATGCCGAGGGGGGCCTGCCGGCGGTGGTACATATCCGCCCCGGCGGTCAGGGTGGCGGTGAATACCTCGGGTGGCAGGGCGGGCAGAGGGGGGTCGGCAGGGGCGCCGACCCCATCCTCATACGCCCGCCCCAGGTAGGTGAGCACCGCGGCATTGGCGGCTGCCGCCGAGGCGATGACCCACTCATCGGCAGGGTTGCCGCCGACATGCTCGGCGAGCTGATCGGCGGTGATGATTTCGGTTAGCTGGCCCATCGGGTGGGGCCTCGGTTAGACGGCGGTTTCCTTGAGCGAACCGCGGCGGGCGCCGGCGGCGAGGTAGGCCCACAACCCCACCCGGATTGAGGCCGGGGCGCCGGCCCCCTGATCGAAAGTGAATCGGGCGATCGGCGATTCATAAATGATGAAATCGGAGCGCCGGCCCACGATTGCGACCGCGCCGACTCCGGCGGTGCCATCGGTCGAGGCCCATGAAAGGTTGACCGGCACCCCGAGGACCGAGGCCCCTGAGGCGGCGGCGCCCTGCTGCCCTGCCGCATTGGTCGGGCCGAGCCAGGGCATCAGCAGACGGCCCGCGGAATCGGCCTGCTTGAGCGCATTGGCAAACAGGGTCGGGCTCAGGAACAGACCCTCGGCCGGCATGAATCGGGCGACCTGATGCTGCACGACCATATCGACCGCGCCGGCATGCGGGGTTGCGGCGGTGAGGGTCACGCTCAGGTCGGTGCTGCCGGCCTCGACCACGGTTTTGACCGCGGTTTCGGAGGTTTGGGCATAGGCCTCGCTGAGGTCCTGAATGATCATCGCCTCGGCGGCGGGGTCGGCCCCATCGAGGACCTGGCGGGCGACCGCGGTTTCACCCCCGTACAGCAGGGGGGTAATCGTGGTCGGGGTGGTCGCAAAGTCTGATGCCGCGGGATTGACCCCCTCGGCTGACTGCACGGCTACCGTGGTCGAGGTGGTCACCTTTGGGTAAATCCGGGGGCGCGCATCGCTGATCGGGAACCGATCGAAGAATGATGCGAGGGGGCGCCCCTTGAGGATGCGCTCGGTAATCAGGCCGGGCATGTATTCCGAGGGGTAGGCACCGCCTAGCTCGGAGCTCAAAACATCGCCCGCCCGGGTCAGGAGCTCATCGACCGTATCGGTGAGGAATGCGTAGTGGCGATCCTGGCGCTCGCGGGCCTGGGAATCGCCCCGCCATGCCTGGTAGGCATCACTCAAAAACCCATGCTCGGAGCGCGGGGTGTAGATCATTTCGGGCCGGGTCACGCGCAGGGCGGGCGAGGTACTCCGCACGGCTGAGGCCTCGGCCTCGCGGCGCTGCGCCTTGAGCTCGGTGAGCTGCGCCGGCTCGGTCGGCGGGGTCGGCTCAGGCTCGGGGGCGGGCTCGGGGTTTGGGGTTTCCCTGAGCTCGAGCTGATCGGCTGTCATTGCGGTTTCATCCTCTCGAATTACTACCCGTGATGAATCATATGCCGGTGTCAATGCCCCGGCGATGGCGGCGACCCGGGCCGCACTATGGCGCACCGCGCCCCCTCGGGTTTTGATTGACCTGCCCAGGGGCGCCCACTCGACTGATACCCCATTGGCCCCCGCCTCAACCTGCTCGATATATTCGGCGGCCTCGGGGGTGCCCCGGAGCTCGGCCCGAAAGAGCAGGCCCTCCGGCGTATCAATGAGCTGGGTGACGCCCCCGATAAATTTGCGCCCGACATGATCGCTCAGAAATGGTAGGCGGGCGCCATCGCTGCGCCGATTCCAGCGCTCGGCCTCGGCGGCAAAGGCGCCGCGGCTGAAAATCTCGCGGTAACCGCCGACCGATTCCCACTCGACCTCATACGGCACCGCCATGCCCTCGACAATCCGGGGCCCATCCTCGGCGGGGGCCTCGGCGCGCACGGTAGTCGGGCTATCAACCCATCGGAGCTCAGGCATTTTCGGCACTCACAATCGCGGGGGGTGGGGCTGGGGTCGGGTCGGGTAGTTCCTGCGGCGGATACCCCTCGGCATCGCGCACTTCTTCGCGAGTAATCCACCCGCCACGGAGGGCCGACTCCCAGGCTTGATAGCGGGTGAGCTGCTCGCCGCGGGTCAGGGGGGTCGGGTCGATCCGCATGCGGCGCCCCGGCGGGAGCTCGCCCGAAATCGCATCCTCGATCGCCCGAATGTAATCGCCCAGGGTGTAGCGAATAAAGCTGAGGCCCTCCGATTCGGTGGTGCGGTAGGTGGTCGGGTCACCCGAGGGGGCATTCATGACATTGGTGGGTACGCCGAAATGGCGGGCGATATCGGCGACCATTTCGCGCCGGGCCTCGACCGCCGCGGCCTGAGTCGGGTTGGCCCCATATTCGGCGGCGCTCGCGCCCTTGCCCAGGACCGCGGGGTAATCGGGCCCCTTTGCGCGGCGCTCGCGCCATGCCTCGGCAATCACCTCGGATTGATTGCCGACTAGCTCGGCCTCGGTGGTCAGGACCGTTTGCGGCGACCCGCCGGCCTGCCAGTAGCGCGAGGCATACCCCTCGGCGGCGAGCGCCGAGCCGAGCGATACGCGGGCCAGGTGAATGAGGCCGGCGAGGTGGTCGGGAATCGTGGGCCATGCCGACCGGCGGATGATGAGGATTTCATCGGCGGGTACGATGCGCTGCGATCCGAGCCGATACTCGCTCGGGGGAATCAGGCCCCAGGCATCGACCGGGCCATTGGGCGCGATGGCCTGGGGCGGGATGGGGAGCAGGCTAAACGGGGCCCCCTCCTGATCGCGCCCCCCGACCCGCCAGACAAAGGCGGCATCGTAGAGGGCCATCGTGGCGGCGACCCGCCAGGCCCACTCGCGGCGGGTGAGGTTTTCGCTCGGGGCGGTGACTAGGCGCGAGGGCGGGAGCTCGAGGGTCTGTTGCCATTCGCCCCATTCGAGGCCGGCGACCGCCCCGGCAATGACCGATACCGCCCGATTCACCGCCGAGAGGCCGAGGGCCGAGGTTTCGGTCAGGCCCCAGGGCGCGAGGCCTGGGGTATCGCCAAAGGCGATGAGCCGGACGGGCGGAGTTTCGGGCAGGGCCTCGCGGAGTAGCAGGGTCGCGAACCGATCGAGGATGCCCATTGCTCGGGGGCTTACTTTGCGGCGGCCTCTTTGAGCTCGGCGGCCTCCTCATCGGTCGGCTGCTTCGCGGTCGGGTATTCGCCCGATTTGATTTGGGCGAGCTGCTCCTCGGTAAAGGCCTCGCCGACCTCGGTTTCGATGTCGCCCCCGCCGAGGGGTGTCACCTTTTCCTTGCCGCCGGCCTGCGAATGCTCGGGCGCCTTGCCTGCGGCGCTCGGGTCCTCGGGCTTACCTGCCATGAGTGGCCCCTTTCGGTTATCAGGTACGGGGCCAATGTATCAGACGAAAATTTGCGGGGGAAGGTCCTGAGCCTCGCCGCGGGCGGCGGCCCAGGTCGAGAGGGTCGCGCTCATCACCGCATCGATATAGCCGGCGGATTTGCGGCGCGCCCATCGATAGGCGCTATCGCGCTCGACCCGGGCGACCTGCCCCCACTGGGCGGCGAGCAGGGGGTCGCCGACCTGGGCGAGGCGCCGGGTCAGGACCGCGAGGTACATGACCCCGCAGGCCTCGTAGACCTGGGCCGAGGTCATCGGGATGAGGGGTAGGTCAGGATGATCGATAGCGAGGCGCTCGAGGGCGGGGGTGGCGGCGGCGCTGCGCTCATACAGAATCCCGAGGGGCATGCGGCGGGCGGTCACCTCGAGGACCGCGGCCCCGAGCTGGGCGGCGGTGAGGGGTGCCTCGGTGGTGGCCCGCAGGTCGCGGGCGACCTCGAGCGCGATGCGCTCCGAATTGGGGAGCTCCCACGCCGCGGTCAGGGTGGCGCGCTGCCCATGCGGGGCCATATCCACCGCGAGGTAATAGCGGTCGGGGTCGGCGGGGATTGGGGCGCGGCAGGATTCCCAGGCCCCCGGGGGCAGGACCTGCTCGGCGAGCATGGTGCGCTGATTCATGCGCTCGCGGCGGAATGAGCCGGGGAGCGAGGTTTTCTGCTCGGCCCGAATGTCGGCGAGGGTCAACAGGCCCGAGGCAATCGCCGGATTGGCGGCGATGATGGCGGCATCATCATCGGGGTTCGCATAGTCGGGGCAGCCCCATTTCAGAAAGGCGAATGCCGGGTCGGGTTTTTCGGCCCCGGTCGCGATGCGGATGCCGCGGTCCTCGAGCTCATTGAGCACCGCGCTATCGGCAAACCCGGCGGTCGAGGTCGCGACCAGCAGCGGATTGGGGGCCGCGGCCTGGGCATAGCGCAGGGCGTCCCAGGTATCGGGATTCTTTTGAGTCAGGAGCTCATCGAACAGGACTAGGGCGGCGGTGAATCCGCGGGCGCTGCCGGCCTCACGGCTAATGGTCTGATAGGTCGAGGACCCCAGGTAAATGCCCTCATGGGCGGTGATGCGGGCGCGGGCGGCGAGGTCGGGGTCGGCGGCAAACAGGCGGTAGATCAGGTCGTACACCCGGCGGGCCTGGGCGCGCTCGGTCGCGGCGCCCACGATTTGGCCCCCTGGGCCCTGATCCATATACCACCCAATGAGGGCCTGGGCGAGGGTCGTTTTGCCATTCTGGCGAGGGGTCATGATCAGGCAGGTTCGGGCCAGGATGCGGCCCCGGCGGTCATGGGCGAGGGCGAGCTCGAGGGCCTGGCGCTGCCAATCCTGGGCCCGCCATTTGGGCAGGTGGCGCTCGAGCCACTTGACCGCGGCGCCCCCATAGCTGCCGGTGGCCCTGGCCGGCCAGGGGGTCGCGTACAGGGCCGGCGGGGCGGGGGTGCGCTTGAGGGTCCGGTAGGGGCGGGGTCGATCAAGCTCGGGGGCTGCCTCGAGGACCTCGGCGCGAATCCACTTGCGGCGGCGGACTCCCGCCCGTGCGCGGCTGCGAGCTACCCCGGGGGCGGGCATGGCCGGCTCAGCGTACCGAGTTTGGCCCTATTCGGGAAATTTCGCGGGGTTTGGCGGGGTGTCGGGGGGGCGCGCCAGAAAAAGGGGCGGGGTCAAGCGTGTCAAGTTATCGCCTGAAATATCGCGCTCAGGGCCAGGATGATGAGGGCCCATAGCACTAGGCTCAGCAGGCACCCCCAGGCGCAACCCTGGCGCATGGGTCACCAGTCGCGCACGATCCGCGCCCGAGGTCCTCGAGCTCGGTAGTCGGTGAGGGCCCGGGTGAGGGCAAGGTGGCAGGCCCGGCATACCCCCCTCAGGTTGGCATCGGAGTGATCGCCCCCCATCGAGCGAGGTAGGGCATGGTCGACCTCTACGCTCGGAGCTCGCCCGCATACGGTACAGAGGGGGTCGCGCTTGAGGATGCGCGCCCTCGCCCCGGCCCAGGGCACCGAGCCGGCCATCAGGCGAGGGGTACCCGCGCCCGCCCGCAGGGGGTATGCCGAGCTGAGGGGTGTTCGCATCGGCAGCCTTGCCCGCAGTCGGGGCAATACCAATGAATCGGGGTATCGGCCATGAGGGGCGGGGGTCGCCCGCATACCCGACAGGTGATCGCCCCGTCATCGAGCATGGCCCAGAGGTGGGTATGGTCGGGAACGGTCATGGGAACACCGCATCGAGCTTGACCCGGACCCCCTGGGCCGAGCTGTAGACCTTGCGCGCCTTGACCTCGATGATTTGGGAGTCATCGCCGATCAGGGCGCCCATGACTAGGGCATCCTCAGTCGATCGGATGAGCTTGCTCAGGTCGGGGCGGTGGGGGTAGGCGCCGATCGCCGCGAGGGTCAACCCATTGCCGGCCTGACGGCCCCGGTAATGGCCCAGGGGGCGCCGTATCTCAAAGAGCAGGTCAAGGGTCACCGGGCCCAGAATCGGGCCATGCGCGGCCTTATGGTCGCGGGCGGCGCGGGCGACCGCCTCGCGCCATTCGCCGAGATTGGGCGAGGCATGGTACAGGCTGCGCCCCCGACCTCGGCTGAGGCTGCCCTGGGGGGCGGGCCGGCCCTCGGCGTAAAACTCGATCATCGGGCGTGAGTGCCCACCCATTCGGCTACCGCGGCGGCATGTCGATTCGGGCGCTCGGCATGCACATATCGGCCCGTTTTGCGAATGATGCCCGCCCGAGCCTCGGCATTCATCAGGGCGCCGATGACTGACGGATGCCCGGTCGAGGGCAGGCCGATTACGGCGGTTATGTCCTCGCTGGTAAAGGCGCCGGGTTCGGTGGCGCGGCGGCGGAGCACGGCGAGGAATGCGGCGGCATAGGTCGGATCGGCATGCTTTTTCACGCGGTCAATACCCTCGGCCTTACGGGTTTCGCCTTGCGCGAGGTCGCGGAATAGGCCGAGCTGCTCGGTCAAGGCCGGGGGTCCTCGGGGGTCGGATGGCCGCCCTGGGGGGGCAGGACGGCATCGACCTTACTGAATCCCTCGGCATCCTCGACAATCGACACGGTACAGGCCTGACCGATGAGCTCGACCGCGGTGATGACCGCCCCACCGCCCATCCGGCGCCGGCCCAGGACCGCGGCAATCCAGGCATAGGATTTGCTGCGCGGGCTGATGCTGAATGAGCTCCCGCCCGAGGCGAGGCGCCCGTCATCGCTGAGGGTGAATCCCCAGGCGAGCCATTCGCGCCCATCCTCGGAGGTCCTGAGCTCGACCGAGGTGATGACCGCGGCATACAGGCCGGGCAGGATCGGCTCGGCGACCTCGAGGCGCCAATCATCGCGGCCCTCGGCGACGGGGAGGGCGGTCGGGGCTTTCATGCGGCGGGTCCTCCGTTGCGGTTATCGAGGATTTGGGTGCGGCCCTGATTGAGGTAGACCCACCCATCGCCGGCGATGCGGGGTTTGGGGTCGAGGGCGATGAGCTTGAGCAGGTCGCGGCGCAGGCCCTCGGCTGAGGCCTCGGTGGCGCGGGCCTCATCGCGAACCGTGAGGTAGATTTCGGCGAGGGCCTGCTCGGTATCGGTGGCGGCGCGGCGGGCCTCGGGGTCGGTGCCCTGGGCGAGGCGCAGGTAGGCATCGAGCTCGGCGGGGTACATCGGGATGGGCATTTCCATCGGCTCAACGTGGTCGCGGAAAAAGGCATTGACCGCATCGCGCACCCGGCGCCGGTCGGCGCGGGAGGGGGCGACCACCCATTCGCGGAGGTCGGCGCCGATGAGGGCCACAATGGTGACCTGGCGGGCGGTGTAGGCCCAGGCCTGCGCTACGCATTGCCAATAGATCGATTCGGGGAGCTCGGCGCCGCGCCATATGCTCGAGCCGGCGGACCATTTGACCTCAAGCAGGCCGCCGCGGCCCAGGCAGAACCCATCGGCGGTGGCGGCGAGGTTGCCGCGGATGCGGGTATAGGAATTCATCCGAATGCGCTCGCCGGCGGTGTCGGCCCATAGCTGGGCGATGGGGCGCTCGAGGGCGGCGCCGATGCGCATGCGGGGGGTTTGCTCAGGCTGCTCGCCGAGGACGATTCGGCCCCATACGGTCATGGGGCCGCGGTAGGGGTCAATCCCCAGGATGGCGGGCACCTCGCTCGCGCCGACCCTTGAGGCGCGGATGGCATGGCTGCGCTCGGTGAGCGCAGGCATTAGCTAGGGCGCGATGCGAGCTGGCGGCGGATCGCCTCATCGATTGAGGGGCGGAAAATGCGCGGGCTTTTGCCGATATACACCCGCGTCACCTCACCCCGGTCAATCATCCGGGTCAGGCCGGTTCGGGAAATGCCGAGGAGCTCCCAGGCCTCGCGAAGGGTCAGGAGGTCCTCTGGCAGGTTGTAGGGGTATCGCATCGCCTGAGTACGATGCGGGGGGGGGGGGGGTAGAGGCAAACTATCCCCTTTCGATACGGATGAGCAGAATACGCCGAAATGCCCCGGGCTGCCCCGGGCGGTGTTGCCCTGCGCCAAAGTTTCGGGTAGGGTTGGGGCAGGTTGGCCCATTTGGGCTAACAGGTTTCTAGGGGTACTCCATGACTGAAAGACTTCCCAGGGGCATTCGGCGCCTGCCCAACGGGACCTATCGGGTACGGAAAGGCCGCCAGGACCTGCGGGCTCAGACGCCCGAAAAGGCCTATGCGATATTCGCCCGGCTCAATGCTCGGGATGCGGGGGCGGCGCGGGTGAGCTCGGCGACCCTCGCTGAATTCCTGCCCCGCTATCTCGATTCGCGGACCCTGAGCATTGCGACCCGCCGGCGCTATGAAAATGACCTGGCGGCCTATATCCGGGGTTGGCCCATCGGGCGGATACGGATTACGAACCTGACCCCCGAGGATTTGCTCGGCCATTGGCGGGCCCTGGCCGGGTATACCGGCGGGGTATCGGGGCGGCCTCTCTCGCCGAATACGATTGGGCAGGTCCGGCGGCTGCTGAATGGGGCCCTGAAATGGGCGGTCGAGCGCCGCTATATCGCGCTCAACCCGGTGCCCCTGGCGCCGGGGCCCAAAGGCCGAAAGGTGAGTCGCATCCCCCCGACTGCCGAGCAGGTCGAGCGCATCCTCGCCGAGCTGGCCGGCAACCGCTACGAACTCGGGTATCTCATCGCGGCGCGCACCGGGATGCGGCAGGGCGAGGTATTCGGGTTGGTATGGGCCTGTATCGACCTCGAGGCCGATCCGCCCATCATCCGGGTCGAGCGCAGCCTCTCGGCGGGATTCCTGAGCGATACGAAAACCCCGGGCTCATTGCGGGAGCTCGCCATTACGCCCGAGCTCGCCGACCGGCTGCGCGCCTACCGCGCCCAGGACCCGAACCCGAACCCGACCGGCCTGCTATTCGGTACCCGGAATGGGCGCCCGATCGACCCGAGCGCCATCCTGCGCACCTACAAACGGGCGGTCAGGCGGTCGGGGGTGGCCGCCGAGCGCGAGGCGGCGAACCGCCACCCGTTGACCTTTCACGATTTGCGCCATGCCTTCGCGACTCATGCGGCGGCGGGGGGGGTGCCGGTCGAGCTGCTGAGCAAGTACCTCGGTCATAGCTCGATCTCGATTACCGCCGACCGCTACTACCACCCGACCGCCGAGGATTTGGGCCGGGTGGCGCAGGCGCATGCGGCCTATATCGGGCGCCGGCTGAATGGCGCCAATGAGGGCAATTCTGCCCCAATTGTGACCGGGTGGCCCGTTTCTAATTCGGGCCACTCGCGGTGATTTCGGGCGATTCTGAGCACGAAATCGGCCCATTGCCCTGATACGGCAGAGGTCGGTGGTTCGAGTCCACCAACGCCCACTCAATCCCCCGAATTGAGCACGAATGGTGACCAGAGGCACCGCTCCGGCAACCCCCATTGGGCGCCAAAATGGGCCAATTTGGGCCTCAATTCGGGCCACTTTGGCCCGCTTGACAAGGGGGCTTATGCTCGCCCCCGCCGGCGCGGGACCGGTCGGCTAACGGGCTTGGGGCTTCCCGCCCG